AGACAAATTCAAAGACAATAAAATTGCAATATTCTACAAGTTCAAAGCTGAATTAGATATGATACTGAACACGTTCGACAACATCACTCAAGATGTGAGCGAGTTCAATTCAGATCCAAAAAAATGGATTGCACTTCAAATCGTATCAGGTCGAGAGGGGGTTAATCTGTCTCAAGCTGACTATCTTGTTTATCTTAATATTGATTTTAGTGCAGTATCGTATTGGCAAAGCAGAGATAGACTCACAACAATGGACAGACTGTCAAACGATGTCTTTTGGATATTCTCAAAAGGTGGAATTGAAAAGAAGATATACAACACGGTTAAAAATAAAAAAGACTTTACATTGAGCGTATTCAAAAAAGAATTACTAAATTAGTGACTATGACAGAACAACAATATCAATCAAAGATAATAAAAGAGTACGAGTCAAAAGGATGGTATGTGCTTAAACTTATCAAGACAAACAAGAACGGGATCCCTGACTTGTTATGTTTAAAAGATGGACTATCTCCTACATTTATTGAGGTTAAAGCAGTCAATGGAGTAGTGTCAAAATTGCAAGAGTTCAGAATATCAGAATTAAAAAAAAACGGATTCAATGCATTCGTAAAACAATCAGAAAAATGATGCTACTTCCAAAAGTACAAGCTGATGCAATACTCGATACATTTGAAAAATTCTTTGATGATGATGAGATATATCTCGACTTGGTTGATCTTGACGAGGTATTCAATTCTCTACTAGGTAATGACATCAGTCAAGACCTAATCGACAGAATAAAAGAAACATCAAAAATAGATGAGTTTAATTTCAGTTTTGTTGTTATGCTCGGAGAGTTAATGAATACCCTTGAGAGAGAATCCGCACAACTTGAATTCTATGAATTAGCATACAACTGTAAACAATTAAAAATAAAAATAAATGAAATCATTTGTACATCCAACTGCGATAATTTATCCCAATGTTGAGATAGGAGATAATGTTCACATCGGGGCATATTGCATCATCGGGGCAAAAGCTGAATCAAAAGCACATTGGAACGATTCTGATGAGCATGGTGTCATAATAATGGACAACACTATAATAACTGGACACGTCACTATTGATGCTGGAACTGTAAATAACACAATAATAGGAAGTGATTGTTTCATTATGAAAGGGGTACACATCGGACACGATGCACTTATTTGTAAGTCAGTAACATTGTCTCCTCACGTTGTTATTGGTGGTCATGTTGAGATTCGTATCGGCACTAACATGGGTATGGGATCAATCGTTCATCAAAGGGTTGTCGTTCCTAGTAATTGTATGATTGGAATGAACTCAACAGTTACAAAAAAGTCAGAATTGAAACATGGCGGAGTTTATGTAGGTTCACCTTGTAAATTTATCAGATGGAACGAAAGATAATAGTACTAAGTTGTATGCATGGCAGACATGAGACAGTTCAATACTGTATCAATAAAATGCCGTTCATTGATAAAGTGATGATTTACTCAACCGATGAGGATGGGGAGTTTTTGAAGTCGCAATCAGTTCAATATACTGGACAGTTTGACAACGCACCTTTATCATTTAAGTGGAACGCAGGAGTGATGTCATTAAAACAATTAGACTTTGATGCGGTCATACTTCTCGGTTCAGATGATTACATTGATGAGAAATTTGTTAAGTTCGTATCTGATAATATATACAAATATGAAATGATAGCATTTAAAGACTTATATTTCAAACAGGATAGTTCCATTTATTATTGGTCAGGTTATTCAGGAACTAGACAAGGCGAACCAGCTGGTGCTGGAAAGGTTTACACTAAAGAGTTTCTGAATCGTATCAATTGGAATCTATTCAATGAAGCACGTAATCGCGGTCTTGATGGTGTGAGCTGGAGAAGATGTAAAACAATTAACGTTAATGTTCTTGTTACTACATTGAAAGAAAATGATTTATTTTTATGCGATGTAAAAGATGGTCAAGGTATGACCGACTTAAAAAACTTAGATAATTTGCATTTAATAAATAAATAAATAGTATATTTACAAAAAACAATATATATGAAAACACATTTTAAAAAGTTAATGAATCCGAAATATTTCGGTTCGTATGAGTTCGCTCCAGGAGAGAAAAAAGTACTAACAATCGACAAAGTTGTGCAAGAAGATGTTCAAGGCGCTGACGGTAAAAAAGAGGAGTGTATCGTGTGCTACTTCTTAAATGCAAAACCGATGATACTGAACGTGACTAATTGTAAAGCAATCGCAAAAGCACACGGTACATCTTACATTGAGGAGTGGTCAGGTAAGGACGTGACATTGTACACAACTCAAGTGAGTGCATTTGGTCAGACAGTTGACGCAGTTCGAGTAGAACAATCAGCACCGAAACCGAAACCATTCATGTCAGATGATAAATTCATCAAGGCAGTTGAATCAATTAAATCAGGCAAGACAACGCTCGATAATATATTGAACGTGTACCAACTTAGTGACGAACAACTTAAAACAATATCACAATGAAAATAAGATGCTCATTACTAGGAAAGATTATGACAATGCCACGAACAAAAAAGGATACATTGTCGACAACTGCGAAAAGTTACATCAAGGATATTGCAAAACAAGACTTCTACAATTATCATACTGACTTCTCTAATAAATACACAACGAAAGGAATAGTAGTTGAAGATACATCAATTGATTTGTATAATGCAGTTCATTTCACTAACTACGAAAAGAACACGAAGAGATTAAATAATGAGTATCTAACTGGAGAATGTGACATCAATGCACCTGATAGAATCATTGACATTAAATCGAGTTGGTCATTGGAGACATTTCCAGCATTACAAGAGGATGCAATCAACAAAGATTATGAGTGGCAAATCAGAGGGTATATGATGCTCTATAATAAACCATTCGGAGAGATTGCATACTGTATGGTTTCCACTCCTGATGAACTTCTAAACGACTGGGATAATAACGATATTCATAATGTTGACCATATCGAACCAAGTCACAGAATCACAGTTGTTCACTTTACAAGAGAACTCGACAAAGAGATACTAATCGAACAACAATGCAAATATGCAATAGAGTATTATAAAGAATGTATTAATCAATTAAATAATAAGTAAAATGAATATCAAAGGAACAGTAAAAGTATTAGAAGACACTCAAGAAATCGGAGAGAAAGGATTCAAAAAGAGACTAATAGTGGTAACAACTCAAGAGCAATACCCTCAAGATATTGCAATCGAGTTTACTGGAGATAAAACAAACCTACTCGATGAAATCGCAGAGGGAGAAACTGTTGACGTATCTATCAATATCAGAGGTCGAGAATACAACGGTAAATACTACACAAGCATACAAGGTTGGAAAATCGAGACAATCATATAACATTCGACGAGGTTACATCTAGCCTACTCAACAAGTCAAATTGTTCAATGAGGTGCAAGTTAGGATATATTCAAGACTTGCACCGATTTGTTGAGGTTGACATTGAGCTGGTCAAAACAAATCCGAATCCAAAAAAATCAAAACAATGTATTAAATTAAAAGAAGATTTAATATATTTACTATCTGAATACGATAAGATTAAAAAAAATGGAGTCAACATCAAATTTCTTTAACACGACAAAACCATACGAGATCACTAAAGCGATGACGAATGGTCATCATCTTAGTGCTGACCTCGTATCTCATGTTTATATGATAATGATCCAAAGAGATGACATCGAGAATGAATTAAGTTTCTTCACGACGTGTGCTTATCGTCAATGGTCGCTCCCACAATCAGAGTTTAATCGTCTGTACCGTCCAGTCTTTACATCTGAGTTCAATGAGTCAACATACGACAATGATGAGGAGGTAATTCACAATGATAAATACAGAGAGTTTTTAAATGAATACCTGAAAAAACAACCTCTCACAGTTGAAAAATGGTACATTCGAGAAATTGCAGAGATGTGGATGAGTGGAGAAACATACAGAAACATCGCAAAGAAAACTAAAATCAACCCTAGATACATATCCGAAGCAATTAAACAATTCAAATATGATATACTTACTAATTACAACCGCAGTATCAATAAGCTTGATTCTGATGAATTTTAAACTTCCAAATATAAAACCTTTCAATTGTCCATCTTGCCTTGCGTCATGGATCGCTTTGA